CAGGTGCAAGTCCTGCGGAACCGAAACAGTCGTATAATGGGAAACCCCGCTCACCAAAGCCATAAGGTGAGCGGGGTTTGTCATGCTATTTAATTCTGTGGCCGAGACGGATTTCTTCTTCGGTCCAGCCGGCTTTACGGCGGAAGTAGTCTCTGCTCAACTCGGCTACATGCTTTTTACGGCAAGCAGGACAGTATTTAGACCGCGCGCCGCCGGTGAAATGCTCTCCGCACATCATGCAGATGTGCGGTATTTTGGCGTGCGCCGCCGAAATGGCTTTACCTGCGCCTATGTGCAGGTTTCTTTCGCAACCGCATGATTTTACCTCGGACGAGTAAAAGTACACTTGAGAGCGGTCAATCACGCGGCCACACTTTTTGCAGCGTGCGCGGAAACGGGTTTCTCCGTCCTCATTGCGATAGCGCTCTACGATCTCAAATGGTCCGTCGGCTTGCAACAGCGGCGGGAGAACATAGCCGACAGCATGTGCTTCCACGATCTTGGGAAAGGGAACGAACTTCGGCGGGGCGGCGGTTATACCGCGCTTGCTGTCCGTCTTGCGCTGGCTCTCCTGTTTGGCTTTCTGGCGGCAGGCATCGGAACAGTAATACTTTTCCGGGCTGTCTGGCGGAATTTCAGCGCCGCAGACCTTACAAAATCGGTCGGTGTGGCGGATGCGCTCCTTGCGGTAGTCCTCCATATAGGCGCGGCCCTGGGCGTTATCGGCGGCTTTGACCGCCTCGGCGGCGCAGTCCGGACAATAGCGCTGGCGTGCTGACTTGACGATATACGGCTTGCCGCATACCTCGCACAAGTCGGTGGAGCCAAGAGGGCGCACGGTGCCTTTCTCGCGTTGACGGCGGTTTGCTTCGCGCTGGCGCTCGGCGCGGCAGTCCGGGCAGTACCACGCACGCGGACCACCATCAAACACCTTGCCGCACTGGCGGCAGGTGCGCGGGCGCATGGTGGACTTAATGCTTTTTGCGGCGCAATCCGGGCACTTTACCTGATCATCGTACTGCGGCAGGAAAACCCCACCGCAGGAGATGCATTTTCTGGGTGCTCTTGTTGGCATGGCATTGCCTCCCTATGCGATGATGGAGATAACAACAGGATCGGAAATAATAACCTCACCTGCGTCCTCGCCGTACTCGTAAGAGTTACCCGCGATAACGGCGATGTGGCGACCGAAATAGTCACCGTTATAGCGCGCGGAATCATCCAGCGCGTTTACCTTGATACCGCATAATCCGTTGAGTTCCTCGCCGGTGTCCTCGCCGTTGTCCCAGATGTGGGAAACGTGGTCGATCTCACCGAGCGCGAAGGGCTCTTCCTGCTTGCGGACTGCGATGCATGCGTAATCAAAATCATATTCTTCCGCGACTGCGGCGATACGGTCGCGCTGCTCTTTGGTAAGGGTCATTGTTGTTACCTCCTGTTATGTATATTGTACCGCTGATTCGGTGCGGTGACAAGCGTTTTTTATATCTTCCGCTGCGGGTGCGTGAGCCGGGCGGGAGATTAAACAATTTCAAAGCTGACACCCTCAATGAATAAGATAGTACCGTATCCGGGAAGAAATGCACAACGGCGTCCAACCCATTCCGGGTGATTACCTTGGTAATCCTGATAGGTGGATTTGTAGTCGTTGCCGATGCGGTCGTATTCTGCTTTTGTGATGCGTACCATGGTAAGTCCTTTCTGCCCTCGTGACCTCCGGGGCGGGTGTGGTTAAGATGGTTAGTCAATAGCGCAGTAGGTAAGGGCATCATAGCCCATAGCAGCAAGCGCCTTGGTCATTACCTCGGCAGCGGTCTCGCGCTTGTATGCCTGACCGGGAATGTGGAAGCAGATAACCCAACGACGGTTAAAGCACTTCCACTCAAAGCAGCCACATCCGGCCTCCTTGCAAGCCTGCTCAATCTTGGCGGACTGCCAGCGCGGGAGCAGGAGCGAGGGAGCATCTAAATTGCAGGTGCCGCCGTCCTCAACTTGTGCGGCTGCGGCTTTGCCGATCTCGTACACCTTGCGCAGATCGTCGCGGAGCTTGGCGTACTTGCCGGTAAGCGGCTTGGGTGCTGCGGGCTTGGTGTCTGTCGGGTAGGCGGTCAGCAGATCGTTAAAGTCTGCGATTGCGTCGGCTTCGGTGCGTGCCGTGCGGCTGGTGATCTCTTCCCCGTTGGGATACAGGAGCATGGTCTCGTATTTGCCCGGCGCGAGTTCGCAGGTGTCGAGGATAACGCGGCGGCCGTTGTGTTTGTACTCGGTGTGTTTGATGGTGTTCATGGTGTGTAGCCTCCTGATTACTGATTTACTGATTCCCAAAAGACTTCAAAACCGATTTCAGCGGGTTCGCCTGCTGCGCTGGATGATTTGGATTCTTTATCAATCATATCGTCGATGTGTGCTTGCTCGTACTTGTGCTGCCACGATAGCGGCTCTCCGCCTCGCCAGCCATAATCGATTACATCATACTTCCGACCTCTGTATAAGTACGTCAGAACCGGAAAACCTTCCGGAGAGTATATCTTGCCGATAAATTTTGCTTTTATCATATCGATACCGCCTTTCAAAAATGAATTTGTGGCTGCGGGGCTTTGGGATGAACCCCGCGAGAACCTTTAGCACTTGGTGAGCAAGAGGCGCTGTGCGTGGGAAAGGTCGAGTTCGTAAGCCTTGCCGCCCTCGTGCGTGAGGGTGACGGTTGCGGTGCTCGTGCGGCGCGTGCCGCTTATCTTACGTGTGCCGGTGGCGGTTGCGGTAAAGAGATCGCCGCGAGTGCCGCGGTAGGTGTCGCCGATTGCGAAAGTCTTGTTGATGATGGTCATTGTGATTACCTCCTTAAATGCGTACACCGAGCAACATGCAGATGCGGCGAGCGTCGCAGAATGTGATCCAGTTATCCTTGCTCTGGTCTGCAAGGTAAGCGGCTTTGGCTGCCTTGTAGATGGTGAGCGCTGCGGTTTTCTTCTCGGTAAGGGTCTTAGTGTTTAACATGGTGTGTACCTCCATTTTGTTTTCGGTGGTTTGTGTTTTCCTTTACTGTGACTATAGTATATCAGTTAACTGATAATGAATCAATGCACATTCTATACAAATGTCAGTTAACTTATTTGTGCAATGTGTCAGTTTACTGATATGGTCTGGATGTGCTATCATAGTAGCACAAGGAGGCTTGAAAATGGCAACACAGAAATACACAGGCACAGAGGCGCAGAAGAGAGCCAGCACCGAATATAACCGGCGGCGCGACAACATTATGCTGCGCCCGACAAAAGAGGAAGGCGCGCAGATCAGGCAGGCCGCAGCCGATGCCGGACAGAGCGTGCAAGGCTATGTACTGGGCGCTGTGCGCGTCCAGATGGACAAGGACAAGGAGGAGAAAGCGTAGTGTATGACAGAGTAGATGCAAGCAGCGGAGAGAGCCTTTGCCGTACTATGGCGGAGGAATGCGATACCGCGATCTTAGCATTTTCCACAGGTAAGGACAGCATTGCAGCATGGTTGCAGCTGAGGAAGTATTTCAAGCATGTAATCCCGTATTATTGTTACACTGTGCCGGGTCTGGAATTCGTCGAAAACAGCCTTGCGTACTATGAGGATTTTTTCGGCACTCACATTTACAGACTGCCGCACAGATCGTTGTACCGCATGCTGCGCAATCTGGTATTCCAATCGCCGGAACATGTAACCAAGATCGAGGCGCTGGACTTGCCGGGCGAAGAATATGATGATGCCGAAATTGGCGAGATTATCCGCGAATGCAAGCGCCTACCGGAATGCGTATACACTGCGACCGGTGTTAGAATGGCAGACAGTCCTATGCGGCGTATCGCCATGAAAACACATGGAGCGATCAACCACAATGCAAAGCGGTTCTATCCGGTGTTCGACTGGGTAAAATCCGACCTGCTGCGCGAATTTGATGCAAGCGGTGTTCGGCTGCCGGTAGACTATAAGCTGTTCGGCAGAACGTTCGATGGTATTGATTATCGGTTCTTGAAGCCGATCAAGGAGAATTTCCCGCGGGACTACGAGAAGATTATCACATGGTTCCCGCTGGCAGAGTTGGAGTTATTCAGGAGGGGCGAACTGTAATGGGATATTGGAACGACGACGAAGTTAAGGAAACAAAAGATGATCACATTGAATTAGAGCAGCTCGAAAGCGAGTGCCTCGATGAACTGGGAGACGTAGAAAAGAGTTTCCGTGAGCGCATGGGCGCTGAGAACAAGCGATTCCGCGATATGTGCGACACTGAATATTGGTGTTGTATCTGCTTTACCAGCAGGGCGCAGAAAGAGGAATTTCTCGCATCCCTCGAATTCGATACCGATCTAAAGTATATCGAAGGCAAGGAATTCGCGCGGGCGGTCAAGCGTCCGATTAAGACCGAAGATATGAAGTTTGCGCGAATCGGCAAAGGCTCAAAAGAATATTTGAGCAAAATCATTGGTGAATAAATATAACGGAAAGGATTATCTGCGAAAGATAGTCCTTTTTGTATATTTGAAAGGAGGTGTGAAGCATGGGGAGTGGTTATGGTAGTGGCAGACTTGCAAACCGTGGTCGTTCTGGCGGTGTGCGCCGTCGTAGCGTAGCGGTTGGCCGTCGTGCGGCTGGCGCTCGTGGCGCTCGCTCGTCCTCGACCTAAGCAAACACAACTCAACAGACAAAGCACCGAGACTTTCCCGGTGCTTTTCTATTGGGTGAAAGGAGGTTATGAAATGCCGAGAGGCAGACCGAAGAAAGTAATTGATCTTGAAGCCGTCGAAGAACTTGCCGCAGAGGGCAACACCCAAGCGGACATTGCGGACGCTCTGGACTTTGCGAGAGGAAACTTCCTGAATCGCAAGGATGTAAGGGCGGCTTATGTACGCGGCGTGTCACAGATGCGCTTGCGTTTGAGACATTGGCAGGTACAGGCGGCTAAAGGTGGAAATATACAAATGCTGATCTGGTTAGGCAGGCAGTACCTCGGGCAGAGCGATACCCCTGCGCCGATGGAAAGCGACAACGACAACGGTGTGCAGCCGCTCGTTGATATGCTGATGAAGCCTGCACCGGACAGAGACATAAAGGATTTTGAAGATGGATAATATCCCCGCACCGTTCACGAAAAAACAAGTGGATTATTTCTATAAATCCCTTCATAGCTGGTTCAACGTGGCCGAGGGCGGCAAGCGTGGCGGTAAGAACGTATTGCAAACAACGGCGTTCTGCGCTCGATTGGAAAAGCACCCGAACAGATTCCACCTCATTGCAGGCGTTTCTACTGCGTCGGCAATGCTTAATATCATCGACTGTGACGGTTACGGCATGATTAACTATTTCGGCAAGCAGAATTGCCGGGTAGGTAAGTACCAGAACCGAGACTGCATCTACGTCAAAACGCGGAACGGCGCTGAGAAGATCGTGCTTGTATCCGGTGGTCGTAAAGACGGCGACGAGAAGAACATCAAGGGCAACACTTACGGCCTTGCGTATATCACCGAGGCAAACGAGTGCCACCCTAAGTTTGTGCAGGAAGTCTTTGACCGTACCATGACGAGCGGCGACCGTGGCATTTATCACGATCTTAACCCGAAGGGCGAGAACCACCCGTACTACACAGACGTGCTCAACTTCCATATGGAGAAGCAGCGGGAGAACCCAAACTACGGTTTCAACTACGGACATTTCACCATTGCAGACAACCTTTCCGTATCGGATGAACGCTTGAAAGAAATCCTTGCGACATACGACCGCAAGAGCATCTGGTATCAGCGTGATATCCTCGGTATGCGACGTGTTGCAGAGGGTCTGGTTTATCCTATGTTCTCGACCGAACTGCACGTTACGGATGGTGAAGGTTCCGGCAATCGCTGGTTTGTGTCCTGTGACTACGGCACGATTAACCCGACCGTGTTCCAGCTTTGGCGGTTTGATGAAATGACCTGCAAATCAACTTGCGTGCGTGCGTATCGGCACGACAGCCGCAAGGAGAAGAAACAGAAAACAGATGAGGAATACTACGCCGATCTTGAAACGTTCGTTGGTGGTCAGTATATCGAGGCGATCATTATTGACCCCTCGGCTGCATCGATCAAGGAAACAATCCGCAGACACGGTAAATTCCGTGTGCGTGACGCAGACAACAGCGTGCTTGACGGTATCCGCCTGATGGGAACGCTGCTTGCTGCTGGTTATGCACAGTACAATGCAAGCTGTACCGGGGCAATCGACGAATTCGGCATGTATATGTGGGACGATAAATCCCCCGAAGATGCGGTCATCAAGGAATTCGACCATGATATGGACGCATCACGCTATTACTTCCAGACGATAGTGCGCCGAGAGGTTAGAGCAAGGGGGCTTGTGAATGTTTGAACGGTTGAAGCAGTTAATAAAGGCGGTGAGGCAAGCAATGATTCCGGCAAACAAAATTGAAGAACTGACAGGGGCGACGGCGGTCTATGATTCCACGATGCAGTCAAACATTGACCTGTGGCGACGGATGTATATGGACGATGCCGAGTGGCTCGGTCAGCACGGCAACCGGAATGTTACGTCTTGCGGTCTGCCGTCGGCTATCTGCCGAGCAGTAGCACGCCCAACCACCATTGAAAGCACCATCACTGTTGATGGCGGCGCACGAGCAGAATTCCTAAACGAAAGCCTGCGCGGTATGATTCCACACATGCGAATTGACGTTGAAAAGGGTCTCTCGGTCGGCGGTTTCTTCTACAAGCCGTTTGTATCAGAGAACCGTGTGCTTGTGGACTTTAACACAGTCGGCAGCGCGTACCCGGTCAGCGTTGACAGCAACGGAGAGATCACAGCAGCAGTATTCGCGGATACCAAGCGAGAAAAGAACCGATATTATACCAAATTGGAGTACCACGAACTGAAAAGCGGCGTGTACACCATCAAGAACAAGGCGTACAACTCCGACAAGAACGGTAGTATCGGCTCGGAAGTACCGCTGAATACTGTAGAGGACTGGGCACAGATTGCACCGGAAACGACGATTCAGAACGTAGAACGCCCGCTTTTCGGCTTTTTCAAGGTGCCGATTGCAAACAACATCGAGCCGGAAAGTCCGCTCGGTGTATCGCTTTACAGCGGCGCAGCAGTTGACCTAATCCGGCAGGCTGACCAACAGTGGGAGCGGCTCATGTGGGAATATGAAAGCGGCGAACGCCGTATCCTGATGAGTGATTCTGCGATTCCACAGCGCGTTGTAGATGAGCACGGACTATCGCACACGAACCCGCTGCTCCGTGACCGTCTGTTCCGCCGGATGCCGTTTGAAAACGTAGACTTCTATCAGGAGTTTTCACCGGAATTCCGCAACGATGCACTATACAAGGGCTTCCAAGACACCTTGAAGATGATCGAGCTGAACTGCGGCTTGTCTTTCGGAACGCTGTCCGACCCTCAGACGGTAAATGCAACTGCAACCGAGATCGTATCCAGTAAGCAGACAATGTATGTCACTGTGAGGGATACGCAGGCGGCACTGGAACACGCTCTGAACGGCCTGCTGTACGGCATGGACGTTTACGCCACGCTTTATGGCCTTGCACCTGCTGGTGATTGGGACTTGCAGTGTGATTGGGGCGACGGTGTTGTGCAGGACACCGAGAGCAAGCAGAAAGAACTTGCGGATATGCGCAATGACGTTTCTGCCGGTCTCATTCGAGGTGAGCTGTACATTGCAAAGAAGTACGGCGTAACCGAGGAAGAAGCAAGGGCAATGATGCCGAACGCGGAAAAGCTAACAGATGATGAAGAATAAGCAAACTGTTAGCAAATTGACTTTGACAATCGCATATCCCACTTTAATAAAGTGAATCCAGCGCCGCAAGGCGCTTTTTTCATGCCCGCAACGGCATTAAACTACGGAAATTGGCTATCCTGCAAGCCTAAAAGTGCAGGCAGATCGGTGACGGCGACCACCTAAAACGCCTAATCTGAAAGGAGTACACACATGAAGAAAGAAGAACTGTTAGAAATCGGTCTGACTGACGAACAGGCAGATAAGGTTTTTGCACTGAACGGCAAGGACGTTGAGAAATACAAGTCACAGGCGGCAGAAGCCAAGAAAGACGTTACCGACCTGCGCGACCAGCTCACCCATCGCGACAAGGACATTGAGGACTTGAAGAAGAATGCGGGCGACGCGGACGACTTGAAGACCAAGCTCGACACCCTGCAGAAGAAGTACGACACCGACACCGCAGAATTCCAGAGCAAGCTCGATGCCCGCGATTATGCGGACGCAGTACGCGCCGGTATCGCCGCAAAGGGTATTAAGTTTACCTCCAAGGCGGCAGAAAAGGCATTTATCGCTGACCTGACCGCAAACAAACTGGAAATGAAGGACGGCACGCTGACCGGCTTTGACGATTACTGCAAGAAGCAGCAGGAATCCGACCCGGCGGCATTTCAGAGCGAAAAACCTGCTCCGACGTTTGCAAATCCGATTCAGAATCCCGCACCGCATGCGGTAAGTGCTGCCGGTCTGGCTGCACAGCGGTATTCCGCACAGTTCGCACCCAAGGGAAAGGAGTAAATAACCTATGGGCACTTATGTAAACAAAGTTGACGGTGCACGCAAGCCGTCTATCCTCGCAAGCGAAGTTGGTCTGATTACCAAGACCCGTCTCATTCCTGCAACCCTCGGCACCGCTGATGGCAATCGAAAGGTTGTTAAGCAGGGCACTATCTTCCCGCTGAACGACAACACCGCAGAGGGCATCGTGTTTGAGGATGTGGACGTAACCAACGGCGACCGTGTAGCTGCTGTTATTGTTGCTGGCCGTGTATATGCAAACCGCCTGCCCGCACAGCCGAGCGCGGACGATAGCTCCAAGGCTGGCGCAAAGTCCACCCTCGAAAAGAGCGGCGTTGTTTTTGTTAACGCGCCGGAAACCACCAGAGCGTAAAGGAGTAATAACCTATGGAATTTGTAGAACTGCTGAAAGAAGCTGACCTGCTGGACTTCGGTCAGAATTTCAAAATTGCACGCCCGGAGCTGTCCGGCGACCGCCTGTTCCCTGACCAGAAGACGCAGAATATCACCGCAAAGTACCTCGCAATGTCTGACAGTGCATACCTGCCGACCATGGCAACCGTGCACGCGCTCGACGCAGAGGCACAGATCGGCTCCCGCCCGACTGCAAGCATCGTAACCGTTGAGAAACTGCTCATCAAGCGCAAGATCAACCTTTCCGAGCGTGTCCGCCTGCTCCGCAACCACGGCGTAAACACCAACAACGAGATTCTCGACTATATCTTTGACGATATGGCACGTCTGGCCGAGGGTGTAAAGACCCGTACCGAGGTTGCAAAGCAGGAACTGCTTGCAACCGGCAAAATGACCATCAACGAGAACCACGTCAACACTACGATCGACTTCGGCGTTCCGACCGACCACACGAACAAGGCTTTCGACTGGTCTACCGAGGCAAAGGCAAAGACCATCCTCGACGATATTCAGGGCGTGCGTGACGCTGCTATTGCAACCGGCCGCGTACTGCGTGAGATCGTCACCAGCTCGGCTGTTCTCAGCCTACTTGCTAAGAGCGCTGTTATCCAGAACGCGCTGTTCGGCTCTGCTTTCGCGGGCCGTCTGGCAACTCAGGACGAGATTACGAGCCTGTTCTCCCGTCTGTTCGGCATTGAGCGAATCACTGTAAACGATCAGGTTTACAACTACGAAAAGGCAGACGGCACGCTGACCACTCAGCGCTACTTCCCGAAGAACAAGATTGCGTTCCTCGCAACCATGGCAAACGGTTCGTTCGGCGCTGGCCTGTGGGGTGTAACTCCGGAGGAGGAAGCACAGGGCGCGTTTACTGCTGCATCGCAGAACCAGTACATCACCATGACCCAGTGGCAGACCCCCGACCCGGTTGCAATCTGGACTAAGGCATCCGGTATGTTTATCCCGGTTCTGCCCGACCCGAACGGTCTGTACATTGCAACTGTAACCCTGCCGTCGTAAAGAAAGGAGCAATCCGCCGTGTACGCAAACTATGACTTTTACCGCACCTGTTACAAGGGTAATCTGATTGATGAGAAGGATTACGACCGCGTAGCAGGGAGAGCGGCGGATATTATCTCTTGCGCAACGCTCGGACGCTCTGACGGCGTTCTGAGCGACGCTGTAATGCACCGAGTAAAACGCCTTAACTGTGCGCTGGCAGAAGTCATGCACAATCAGGAAACCGCAGAATCCGCCGTCTTTTCTACGGACGGCGGCGCGGTATCCTCTGAGAGTGTCGGCTCGTGGTCTCGCAGTTACGGCGCTAACTCCGCTATTGCTGCACAGGTGCAGAGCATTGAAGATCGGCAAAAACGACTTATCGCACAGTATTTGTGCGGTACTGGCTTACTCTATGGCGGTATCGGCTGATGAAGTATCCTATTACTCCGGAATACCTTGAAAACGCGCCTAAACCGCTTGTGAAAGCAATCCTCGCAATGGAAGATGACCTGTTGCGTGAGATTTGCTCCCGCTTCAAGTTGACCGGCGAACTGAACGAGGTAACGATAAACGACATACGCACGCTGAAAGCATATGGTCTGGATATGGATACCATCGAACGGCGTATCGCAAATCATACCAAGACCAGCACAGAGGAAGTGCAGGGCGCGCTTGACCGTGCGGTAAAGCTGAACCGTGAGTATTACGGCGAGCTGTCCGACAAGGCAGGTATTACAATGCCACTTGAAATCGTGACGGCACGAGAAATTGAACTGATTCGCAAGCAAATGCTCGATGAGTACCGCAACATTACCCGTTCTTTGGGTTTTGCTGTGCAGACGAACGGCGAAATCGTGTTCCGCCCTATCGCTAAAGCCTATCAGGCTGTGCTTGATAAGGCAGAAATGAAAGTGTACTCCGGCGGCTTTACGGTGCAGCAGGCACTTGAAGATGCTGTACGGGAACTGGCTGACAGCGGTATTCGTACCGTTGATTATGCGTCCGGTTGGATGAACCATGCTGACGTTGCGGCGCGGCGCGCTATTGTAACCGGTCTGAATCAGGTTACATCCAAGTATGCCGAAGAAGCGGCGGAGGTGTTGGAAACCGACTTATACGAAGTGACCGCCCATCGTGGAGCACGCGATAAGGACAAACCGCACGTTTGGTCAAATCATAAGCGCTGGCAAGGCAAGGTATACGCCACAAAAGACGGCAGCAAGTACCCGAATATCTACAAGGTTTGCGGATTGGGACAGGTTGACGGCTTGGAGGGCGCTAACTGTAGACACCACCGGCATCCGTTTTTGGAGGGCGTTTCTGAGCGCGTCTATACGGACGATGAACTAAAGAACATCGACCCGCCGCCGTTTGAGTATCAGGGCAAGACTTACACCGCCTACGAAGCGACGCAGATGCAGCGCAAGTTGGAAACGGCTATGCGGAAGCAGACACGGCGCAGGATGGCGTTTGAAGCTGCCGGGGATACCGAGCAAGCCGACAATGCAAAGATACGTCTGCAAGCGTTAAAACGCGAATACAAGGCGTTTTCCGAAGCGGCAGAATTGCCGACACAGTTTGAAAGGGCAAAGGTGACAGCATGAAATTACCGCACACCGTGACGATCTTTCAGCCGTCCGGCAGAACAGTGCTTACAGGCGTGTTGCTGGAAAGCACCAGAGGCACAGCGGCAACGAAAACCGCACTCAACAGCGCGGATTCCGTCACGCTGCATATCCCTCTGCCGTGCGAACTTACGCTATCGTCTGAAAATGACTATTTCGCCCGTGGTGACGTTCCGGACGAGGGCAGTTACCAGAAATGCCGTGAGAAGCACGAGACATACCGGGTGACAAGCGTTTCGCGCTATGACTACGGCCTGTTGCAGCATTTGGAGGTGGGCGGACGATGATTTACTATTCTCTGAATCTGAAAGTGCCGAAAAACGTACTGGAAGATCGCGTTGCAAAGGCTAACAAGTGGCTTTGTGAGGAAATCATCAAGGACACCGATCAGTTTGTTCCCGCGCGAACCGGAGCACTGGCAATGAATGTGCACCGGCAGGGGAATACCATCGTGTACGCCTCTCCCTATGCACGATTCCAGTATTACGGCAAGGTGATGATTGACCCGGCAACCGGCAGTACGTTTGCACCCAAGGGCACGCGCAAGGCGTTGACAGACCGGAACCTCAAATACAGCAAGGGGATGCACAAGAATGCGCGTCCTCACTGGTTTGAGGCAAGCAAGGCGTTGAATGAAACACGCTGGATGGAAGGAGTGCGCAAGATTTTGACCGATGAGTGAGAAATTGAACACGGTAACAGCTCGTGAACAAGACGGTGTTTCACGGGCTGTTCTTTTATGGCTGAAAGGCTATGCTCCCGAAATCGAGTTTGAATATCTCCCGCCGGAACGGTCAGGCATGATGCTTACCAGTGTACAGAGCGCGTATAAAACCGCACAGTACATTGACGGCGGATATGCTGCACAGTACCCGTTTGGCGTGATGTATCGCGCCTTGCCGACCGACAGCGAGGAACGTCTCGACGTTGAATCCTTGCTGAATGAGCTGGGAGCATGGGCGGAAGAAAACCCACCTGATCTCGGCGAGGGAATGACCGTCACATCTGTTGAGCGAACGACCCCTGCGGGGCTTATCGCTCGATACGAAGATTTAACCGAGGATTACCAAATCCTCTTAACCATTAACTATGAAGTTGAGGTGTAAAAATGGCAACTGAAAAGATTAAACGTCCTCTGATTGCACACTTTCTGGATACGTCCGACAAGATGGGCGAGTATTCGGATGCAAAGTGGGCACGAATCGGCAAGAACGTAACCGAAGCATCTACGGACTACGGTGCACAGACTGAGACCGAGCAGGATATTATCTCTGATTCTGCAACTACTGAGATTACCGGCTATCAGCCGACCATGAGCGTTTCTCAGCAGTGCACCAAGGGCGACGGTGTGTTTGAGTTTATCGACAAGAAGCGTCGCGCTCGTGCTACTCTGGCAGATTCTCACGCATGGCTGCTGAACGTGGACATGTGGAATGCTACCAGTGATAGTGACACTGCGACTTATGTTGCAGAAGTACAGGAAGTATCTGTACAGGTTGATACCTACGGCGGTGCAGGCGGCGAATCCCCGACGCTGGAATATACGCTGAACTATGTAGGCGACCCGATTCCGGGCACTGTTAAGATCACCGGCGGCGCACCGGTATTCACTGCGAACGTATCCGTATAAGGAGGTAACGAGGAATGGATAGTATCCGCGTAAACAGCGGCGTAAAGGTTATTGAAGTCAACGACAAGGGAGAGACGATCTCCCTTCCGCTGTCTGATGATAGCTTTGTCAAAGGCTTTTTCGACCTGCTGAATGAAATCAAAGACAAGGCAACGGCTATTTCTGAGAAGAAAGGCGACGTTCTGGACACTCTGGACGATATCGTAGCGTTTGACAAAGACGTTAGGGACAAAATCGACGCGCTGATTGGCGAAAATACTTGCGCGAAGGTGTTTGGTGCGGTGCTTCCGTCCTCCGACCAGTTCCTTGATTTCTTCGCACAGCTTACCCCCATCATTGACAGCCACGTTGAGAAGCGTGCAGCAAACATGAGCAAGTACAGCGCGGAGCGTGTCGGCAGTGTTTAACATGCTGCTCGATCGCCTGCCAAGCTCTTACAAGGGGTATCTGATTCGCACGGATTACAGAATCGGCATTCAGATTTCCCTTGCACTGGACGACCCGAATTTAAGCGATAATGACCGTGCATGGGTGGCATTATCCTTGCTTTACGGAGCAGGGATGCCACCCATTGACATTGCACTGGAAGGTTTGCAGTGGTTTATTCGCTGTGGCGACGATAGAGAGATTGAACCCGGCGGTAAACGCATGATGTGGTTCGATTTCGATTCTGCACGGTTGTACGCATCGTTCCGGCAGACGTTCGGCATTGAGCTGCACAAGGTCAATCTGCACTGGTTTGAGTTTATGGCAATGATGGAAAGCCTTAACGAAGATTCGGCAATGTCTCATGCCCTGCAAATCAGAGGCACGGACACAAGCAAAATGAAGGGAAAACAGAAACAGGAATACGAACGTCTCAAACGTAATTTAACCCCTGCACCCGCACTTTCCGAGGAGGAAAAGGAAGCTATTGACGCTTTCTGGGCGCAGATCAATTAGAAAGGCGGTGAATAAATGGCGGATGGCTCTATCAGAATCGACGCTACTGTAAGCGACGAACAAGCGAAAAAGCAGATTGCACAAATGACGAAAGACATTGAAAAGCAATCAGCCGCCGTAGATAAACAAGCCGCAAAGGTACATAAACTTGCTGAACAGTGGAACAAGGTAGCCGCTGGCGGAACGAAGGGCATTAAAATGCAAGCCGACCTTGCCGCAACGGAGAAAGAAGCCGCACGTCTGGCTGCTCGGTTGGATGAAGTAAACGCTGAGATTGAAAAGGCTCAGAGTGATTACAACACCAAACTGAAACAGGCGGCAACGGGCGCAATCCCACAGGAGGAATTCTCGGAATCGGCGCAAAAGCTGAATTCGCTTGTTGCTGAATCGGATAAATTGGGCGAAGCTCTGCGAAACGCAGATGATAAAGCGGCACAACTGAAACAACAGCTTGCCGAGATCAAGCAATCGTCCACGATGAGCAGCGCTGGTCAGAATGTACGGCAAAGCCTTGACAATGAGACGACGCAGTTAGGCAACATGAAGGCCGGGCTGAAACAGTCCAAATCGGAAATGAACGACTTCGTAAGTCAGACAAATTCCAAAATGGCTAGGCTGAAACGAGTTATTGCGGGTTTGGGCGCTGGCTTGAAAACGTCTGTCGGAAGTCTGCAAAATTCGCTCGGCGGCAAATTGGGCGCAGCGATTGACAAGCTCAAAGCCAAATTCTCCAATTTCGGACGTTCCAGCCAAAAGTCCATGAAGAAAGCAACGGGCGGCGTACAGTCGTTCGGTGTGCGTCTGCGATCTATCGTTGCGGGCGCGTTGTTCTTCAACTTGATTTCCAAAGCGCTTACGGCAATGGCTGACCGTTTGGGCAAGGCTCTGCTTGCGAACAAGACGTTTGCAAAGTCGTTTGGGCAGGTGAAAAGTAACCTGCTGACGGCGTTTCAGCCTATCTATGAATCTATCATCCCATGGCTGAATAAGCTGATGCAGGCTCTTGCACAGGTAACGGCACAGATGGCGCAGTTTATCGCGTCTGTGTTCGGTACGACCGCACAGCAGGCACAGGAAAATGCAAAGGAACTGAACAAGCAAACGGATGCACTGGATTCCACGGCATCGTCTGCGAAGAAAGCTGAAAAGGCTCTTGCATCGTTCGATACAGTCCAGAAATTAACCAATAACAGCAATAACACGACCGACCCGAGCGCACCTAAGTTTGATACGGATTATTCCGCAGTAAAAAATCAGACACCGCAATGGCTCACTGACTTCTGGAAAGTATTTCAGGATTCGTGGGCGCAGTACGGACAGCAGACCATTGAAAGCGCAAAGAACGCTCTTTCTGCGCTGAAAGACATGGTTTCCGCTATCGGTCAGTCGTTTATGGCAATCTGGACGAACGGAACCGGACTTGAAACGCTTAACAACATTCAACTGCTGCTGCAAACTATCTTCGATCTGATTACCGCCATTGCAACGGCATTTACCAATGCGTGGAACACGAACAACACGGGCGAACAGATGTTGCAAGCAATTATGAACTTGCTGAATACGATCATTCAGATTATCACATCTATTGGGCAGGCGTTCATTGCGGCATGGAACGATGGTAACGCGGGACAAATCATGCTGCAAAGCATTATGACTCTCATTACCACGGTGGTTCAGGCAATTAACGCAATCGGTCAAGCGTTTTTAGCTGCGTGGAACGATGGTAATGCCGGACAAACGATGATAAACACCTTGATACAAATGATTACGGCGGTTGTAAACCTCGTTAATTCTATCGGTCAAGCGTTTATTGCGGCGTGGTCTGACGCAGGATTAGGCGAAAGTATCTTCTCGAATATTCTTTCCATCATCACGAATATTGAGAATGCGATAAAATCACTGGCTGAAAACCTGCAATCTGCGTGGGAATACAACGGGAATGGCGTAGCTGTTTGGGAGAGTATCCTCAAAATCATTGATGATGTATTAGCCGGAATTGATAAAATGTCACAGGCAACGGCGGATTGGGCAAGTGGTTTGAATTTTGAACCTCTTGTCACGGCATTTAACAATTTCATGGCAGCGCTCGAACCGGTTGTAGACCTGATTATGAACGGCCTTGCATGGGCATGGGAGAACGTTTTACTTCCGCTTGCGAGCTGGACTATCGAAGAAGCTGCTCCGGCAATCCTCAATCTTCTTGCAGCGGCGTTACAGGCAGTATATAAGGTAGTATCTGCGCTGGCTCCGATTCTGCAAACGATTTGGAGCATTATCAAACCTATCGTTCAGTTCATCGGTTTTTCTGTTATTTCTATTATCAAGGGACTGACAGATACCATTACGAAACTGGGCGACGCTCTTTCTTTTGTCATCAACCTGATTAGCAAAATCGGAAGTGGCATTGGAAGTGGTATTTCGTCGCTTGTTGGCGCATTGGGTGGCGGATTAAGCGCATTTTCGATGGATTCTCCAACTGCCGCGTATGCGCTTGACATTCCTGCCCTTGCAAATGGTGCGGTTATCAGCCCGAACAGCGAATTTCTCGCTCTGCTGGGCGATCAGAAAAGCGGCGTGAACGTGGAAACCCCGCTGTCTACCATGATTGATGCGTTTAACGCGGCACTGGACGCACGCGGCGGCACGGGCAACAGCAGTCAACCTATCGAGCTGTACATCGACGGCGCGAAGTTTGCACGCATTACCGGCCCGTACAACAGCGGCGAAACACGGCGGCGCGGCGTGAGTCTTGTAACAGGAGGTGCATAAATGGAACTTACCGTAGACGGCAAGAAGTACAACGTCCTTGTTACAAGCCTTACCCGTAAATTTCAGGTGCTTGACGGCGAGAACGCAGAGCGAACGCTCAGCGGCGCAATGATTCGCGACATTATCGGTACGTTTTACAACTACGAGATTACGATTCTTCCCGCAGTTGGCAAGTACGGCGACTACGATGCGCTGTACGAGGTTCTGAGTGCACCGCAGGACAGTCACAGAATTGTTGTTCCGTATGCACAGAGCACGCTTACGTTTAACGCATATGTTACTGCTGGACAAGATAACCTCATTCGCAAGAAACCTGGAGAAGCATACTGGACGGGGCTTTCCGTTCAGTTTATCGCAATGGCACCGCAAAGGACGTGACACATGGGAACAAATACAATCACATATCTTGATCGCACGTTCGATGCGCACGATGTAATCAGCGGAAATGCGTACTATGCGCGTCCGCTGAACAGTGCCTCGCTGGAAATCGACACGTTTTCCTTTGATGTGCAGTCGGATGATACCAGTTTAACGGAGTTTATCCGTAACACCCCACTGACTTTCTACCATGACGGAAATCAGATGGGGATTTTTTATGTGCAGACAATCTCTCGCACCTCTATCAACACTTACCACTTTACCTGCACCTCGACCGTTGGTCTGTTGGATGAAACCTACCACGACGGCGGTATTTACACCGGCGAAACCGTGCGTAAAGTCTGCACGGATATTTGCTCGCCGCTGACCTGCTATGTGAAGTCCAACATTGCCAACATCAAACTTTACGGTTGGCTGCCTATCTCAACTCGGCGCGAAAACCTCGCGCAAGTGCTGTTTGCTATCGGCGCAACACTGAAAGTGGACTACAACGGCGCAATCCGCATTGAGGGTTTGTGGGACGGACAATCCAGCAAAATTACCGCAAGCGAAATGTATGCGGGCGGCTCGGTAGAATATGCAACTCCGGTTACGGAGGTTATCGTTACTGAGCACGCCTATTCGCAGAGTCCGACAGACGTTACTAAACTTTTCAACGGAACGACTGCGGAAGACGATAAAATTACGTTTAATTCCCCCTGCTACGATCTCGAAGCCACAGGCTTTGAAATCAAGGAAAGCGGCGCAAACTACGCTATCGTTACCGCCGGTTCCGGCGTGCTGAACGGCAAGAAGTACACTCACGTTACGCGACAGGTTATCACCCCGACAAACACCCGCAGTCGCAGTCTGGTTAAACAGTCGGACAACACGATAAAGGTTGAGAACGCAACGCTTGTATCTCTGGTAAACGCAAACGCCGTTGCGGAACGCCTTGCCGAATATTATAGCCACAATGAGCGCATCAATAATAAAATCGCTATCAAACGCGAAACTCCCGGCGATGTGGTGCAGATTTCGCACCCTTACGGCGGTGAAGTGACCGGATGTGTTGAAAGCGCAGACGTTACCGTGTCTGGAAAACTGGCAGCGCAGGAAAGCGTATTAGTTGGATATAAGCCGCAGGATATCGGCGAACAGGAGTATTACGATACGGTTGAGGTTCTGACCAAAGACGGGACGTGGACTGTGCCGGATGGAGTTACAAGTGTCCGTATTGTTCTGATTGGCGGCGGTGCAGGCGGCGATTCAGGCGAACGCGGTGAAAACGGCGAAAGTACAGATGAAGCTACCAATACCAACGGAACTCCACGCCCCGGAAAAGGAGGAAAAGGAGGAAAAGGAGGAACCGCAGGCAAGGGCGGAAAAATTTATACTATCGAACTGAAAGTAACTCCAAACGATCAATTCAATGCAAAAATCGGCGTTAAAGGAGTAGGCGGAGAATATTCCTCTGATACTGTGAATGCAGGAACAGCTGGCACGGACACTTCTTTCGCGGGATATACATCGCAAGATGGCGCATCATCTTCTGAGGGATTTTCTGAACCGACAATGGGAATAACGTATGGTGTATGGGGAACCGATGGAATCACAGGCGCAGATGGCGGTGATGGAGGTGTTCCAAGCACAGATGAAAAGGTGAGCGGCAGTCCGGGAGGCGATGTTTTAACATATCTCGGAGGAAAGGGTGGAACTGGCGTTCGTGGAACCAAAAGAGATGGAACCGTTGTAGGCGGTTCTGGCGGTGGCGGCGGTGGCGCTGCGTATGGCATAAATGGTTCGGATGGCGGAAATGCCATTATGAACAGTGGCGGCCTGCGAACAATTCATGGCTACACAGGAGGAAACGGTGGAACTCCAGATGCAATTATAGCACCGACTATATACGGCGCTGGTGGACACGGCGGACACGGTGGCGGTGGCGGCGGCGGTGTAGGCGCTGTAACGCTCAACGCAACTTATTCATCAGAATCTGGAGGAGCAGGCGGAGCAGGAACGAGCGGGACTGACGGTGCACCGGGTTGCGTTCTTATTTATTATCGCCTGCCTAAAGCGCTTTCTGCTTCCGGTGCAGTCCGCGATAAAAACGGCAAAATCATTTCAGACAAATACGGAAGGAGGTTGGTTGTTTAATGGCTGATACTTACTATACAAGCCGTTACAGTGGCGAAGATATTGATAATGCAGTCGATAAGGTAAACGACACCTCAGCCGGAAACGATGCACTCAAAGCGGCATTAGACGCACTGACTGCGCGTGTCGCGGCATTGGAGGGCAAGAACACATGATCTATTTCAACAACTGGGAGCTGACCGCAGATTGTGAAGTGCTTGCCCGCCAGCATGATAATCTGACGCGCTCCATCACAGTTACAGGCGATCTCCCGCCTGACTGGACGTGGGAAATGTATGTGTCAGCAGGTGGGAACATGGACATTCTGCCGATGCAGCAGGATGAAACCGGAATTTCGGTTTTGCTGACTGCACAGAATTTGCCCGTTGCAGGTGAGTACACTTTTGAGCTACACGGCACGCAGGGCGAGAAAACGCGCAGCACAAACGGCATCCATGTATACATCCCGCCTACGATGAGCGGTGACGCACACTGGCCGGAAATTCCGACAGCGTTTACCGAATTTGAAAAGCGAATGCAAGCGCTTGCCAACACTTACCCGACCATTGGCGATAACGGCAACTGGGTAATTGCAGGCAAGGACACGGGCGTAAGCGCGAAGGGCTTAACTCCGTTCATCGGAGACAACGGTAACTGGTGGATTGGCGAAGAAGATACCGGCGTACCTGCATCGGGCGGCGGGCATGGCAATGTGTTTTCAAATGATGTTTCCGCTATTCGCGTTTTGACCCGTGCAGAGTATGACGCCATCGAAAAGCACGATGAAACTGTGCTTTATCTGATAACGGGGTGACGGCATGTATATCGGAGACAAAAGCATTATCGCGTATTTCTTAGGAAAGATGGGAATTTACGAGGCGTATTTGGGTGATGAATTGCTCTATCGCCGCAAGAGTTCCTACCTTTACCTTGAATTGAACACAAAAGGAGTGTAAAACATGGCATCTTTCTTTAATTTAACGTTGGATACGACCGCGCCTGCCGGGCTTACTCTCAAGCTGAACAACGGTGCTGCTTATGCAACCAGCACGGCGGTAACGGCAACGATCGGTCTGACGGATACCGAAACTACCGGCTACCAGATGAAGATTTGGGGCGTAGCGGGTGCAGCAACGGAATCCGAAGCGGCATGGGCAACGTTTGTAAAGTCTAAGGCGATCACGCTGACCACTGGCGACGGCCAGAAAACCGTATCTGTTAAGGTGCGAGACGACGTAGGCAACGAAACCGCAACGGTTACCGCGAAGATCACGCTGGATACTGCCGTTCCGGTTGTTACGATTACCGGCCCGGACAAGAGCAAGATTTCTAAGGTGGCAACCTTCAACGTATCTGCGTTCTCGTTCTCTGCTAATGCGGACTTCGAGGAATACAAGATCAAGGTTGTTCCGAGCGAATCCAGCCTTGAAAATGCAGGTACTCAGATTCCGGTTACTGCCGGTTCTACCAATACCAGCGGCACTGCAGGTGGCTACAAGAAGGACACCGCTATCAACGTCACTATCAACGGCGCAGACCTCGAAGCTGCATCTTCCGGTGACGGCGTGAAGATCGTCAAGGTGTTCGTAAAGAACGCTGCCGGTACTTGGAGCGTGGCGTAAATGGCAGCTCCAAATCTGACTTTTTCCATCACGGGAGAGAGGATTTCGGCGGTTTCTGGCTTCGACAAAGTTATTGTTGCGTTTCAGTCGGACATTCCGTATCAGGCATTCGAGTGCCGCGCTACGAAGTCCGGCGAGGAATGGGGCAGAGGGAGAGGGACGCTCATTGCGTCCTTCTCTCAAACCCCTGCTGCAACACAGCGACAGTTCGAGGTATACGACGATTTCTTGCTTTCCGGTGACGGCATTTACCGCATTTCCCTCTATGCACAGGGTATGGATGGCAGTTGGAACGACAACTGGGGTTTTATCCCGTCTGACAGCAGCGAAACCATGCTGGACGCAGAAGGAAACGAATTTCTTTGCATGAAGGAGTGATGGCATGGCTTATAATTCCTCGCATACCGGCGCACAGATTGATGATGCGGTCGGTAAAGTAATTGAAAAGTCGGGAACATGGGATAACAAGCAGGACAAAATAAAGGGCAAGAAAGGGCAGTATGCAGGTTTTACAGAAGACAATGTACTCGGCGCTGTAAATGCTCCGAGTTCTGGCGGTGGTTCAATCATCACCATCACGTTTGCGGCTGATTTTGTCGGTCAGGCATGGACACTCAAGGGCGACGGGGAAACCTACACCGGCACGGTAGACAGCAGCCTGACGGCTACGGTCAGCGTGCTGGGCATTAACACGACCTACACGCTGAGTGCAGCGCTGTCCGGTACGACGTATACAACCGAGGTTACAACCAAGGCTTATTATACGGCACTGAGTGTCAATCTTGAGAAATTCCAGAGTACGATTACCGTAACCGTAGACAGTGGTTCAACAGTTACGGCGACACTGGGCAGCACGGTATTGGCCAAGACGAGCACCGGTACGGCTGTGTTTACCGTCGGTAAGGCGGGCACATGGGCAATTAAGGCTACCAAGGACGGCAACACGGCAACCGGCACGGTGGAGATTACAGTCAGTGGTCAGAGCAAGTCGCTGACGCTGAGTTACGCTAACGTTTTTTGCGTGTGCTGGGATACGAGCAATTCGAGCACGGCGCTGACGCGCTTAACACCGAGCACTGACCCTTATGGGTATGTTACCAAGAGTGTTACGACTGAGCCTAAACCGGCAGTCGGCACAGGTTCGGGCAGTTCGCCTTTTGACAGCTATGCACCGTGGAGCGGGATGAAGGAATGCAACCTCGATAGCTCCGGTAAGGTGACGGCGTGGAAAGGGGATAGTGGCTTTGCCCGAACTAATACTCGAACTATGGTGTTTATCCCGGAGTTTTATGTTGCTGCGAAGAGAAACGGCGTGAAGCAGTATTTTTACATCTCAGATAATCCTGCAACGGGATTTACTAAACACCCAGGCAGCGGAAAGTACATCGGCAAATACCACATGGACGCTTTTGCTAATGGATACAGTAAAACGGAGGAGTCTCCGTATGTCAACATCACTCGCGCAACAGCGCGCAGCAAGGCAAAGAGTGTCGGCTCGAAATTTCACCTGTACGATTTTGCAACTTACTGCGCGATTATCTGGCTTTATATCATTGAGTTTGCAGACTGGAACTGTCAGTCGAAGATCGGGCGCGGCTACGTGGATGGCAGCAGCCCCGCATTGAACTCCGGCAACACAGACAGTATGACCTATCACACCGGACGCGCAGCCGGTACAGATGGTAAGACCGCAGTTCAGTACCGCTGGATTGAAAACCTCTGGGGCAACGTGTTGCAGTGGGTAGACGGCTTTAATGCCAACGGTACAACAGCTTACTACTGCACTGACCCGAGCAAGTACGCGGATGATACCGCAACCGGCTACACCAATATTGGTACACTGCCTGCATCTGGTTGGATTAAGGATTTGACTGTTACCGACAATGGTCTGCTCATTCCGAAAACTTCTGGTGGCTCGGAAACAACATATGTCCCGGACTACGTGGGCTCCTCGTCCGGCTGGCGCGTTTTGTTTGTTGGTGGCGACTGGTCCTACGGCGCCTATGCGGGCCTGTTGTGCTTCTATGCGAACGACGCCACGTCGAGCTCGTACGCCTACGTCTCCGCGCGTCTCCTGTGCGAAGCCTGAAAGGAGTGATATAAATGAAGGTACATGGCGATATCAAGCCACCCGAGGTTGCAGCAGGCAGTATGCCAAACAAGCCCGGCAGGGCGTGGGTGCGGCTGACACTGAATGCCAAGCAGGAGACGGACAAAGATGGTCACACCAGTTGGGTGTACGATGAGTACACAACCGAGGTGGAGGATACGCCCGGTCTGCTGGACGAGGTAAAAGCCAACTACGACAACCTGCTGCGGGAAGCCAAGGCAAACGAGAAAAGCAAGGCTGACCTCGTGACGGAAAATGAAGAACTGGCGGCGCAGAACGCAACGCTCAAGCAGCAGGTCGCGGCGCTGGCAGATCAGCAGTCCTTTTACGAGGACTGCATCGCAGAGATGGCAGAAGTCGTCTATGCGTAAGTTAATCAACAACATTCGAGAACGTTTTGAAAGGACGGTTATTATGATGGCAATGTTATTCGCGCAGCGCGTAATTCTGGGCAAGTGTGAGTTTGAGCAGGTACCGAAAAAGCTGCAGAAGCAGGTCGCGGAAATCTTGATCGACGAGTGCGGTATGCCGGAGCTTGTGCCTGCTGAGTTCGGCGGTACGGCGGAGTAAGCACACGATAAACACAACGGAAAAGGAGTAAAGTTATGTATCCCAACAACATCTACATCAAGAACTACGCAGAAGTGAAGAAGTACCACGGAGACATGGGCGTGCAGCTCGATAAGTTCGATAACGCCCACAACCTCAAGCATGACGCGCTCTCGCGCGCTCAGTACAAGCACTGGCGCGCACAGCAGACCGGCGTGCCTGAACTTCTCAGCGTTGAGGATAAGCGTCTGCTGGGGATTTGATTATGCCGACGGAAGTTATCTGCACCATTATCACAGGTGCTGCCGGAATTATCTGCGCTGCTATGGCGGCGCAGTCCGGCAAGCGTGATA